AACAAATAAAGTCTACTTAAGATCAACAAGAAATTTATATTTTCAAATGGAAGACGGGATGAAGGTTTTTTATTCCTATTCAACACCGGTTGCGTTTCAGCCTGTTAATTCAGCTGAGGTGGTTGTGTGTGAGAATGTTTGGTCAGTTACAACGGCCAAGCATTTGAATTGGATTGAGGATTGGGCCGGATATCCAAGAAAGCAAAACCGATTGAAACGGGATAAGTTCAAGAAGGCCTTCGATCAAGCGAGAGGAATTCGAGAAGAAGGGCCAACGGATATGCTGAAGACTACCGGAACAATTTCAAAATTGTTTGGGTTGATGTCTGGGGACATGGATAAGGGTAAACAGTTAGACCAAAAGAAAAGATTTTTTGAAATTTCTGGTCTAACCTTCCCAGACGATTGGGATAACCTTCCAATTGAAGAGAAAGAAAAAAGAATAAACAAAGTTGAACAAGTATCAATTGAGGGGGTCAATAATGGATAAGTTTGAAGAGCAATTAAACAAAAGACTAGCCGGACGGACAATTAAAAAGGTTAAATGGTTGAGTGCTGAAGATAGTCAAGAATTTTTTGGGTGGGATTTTCAGCCTTTAGAAATTCATTTGGATGATGGCACAATTTTAACACCGTCAGCGGATGATGAGGGTAACGATGCGGGTGCAATTTTTACAAACATAAAAGGTTTTGAGACAATTCCTGTAGAACGTAAACCCGTATTAAGTAGAAAAATGAAAAGAGTTTATGAAGATGTAAAAAAACAAATAGAGAAAGAGGTCAAAAATGGATAAAGGGGTAGCGGAAATAAAACTTAAATTAAGGAATGGAATAATTAAAGTGGTACACCCAGAAGGTAATTTTGTACTTGCTGAGTGGATAACCAAAAAAGGCGATTGGGATAAAATCTGGGCCACAATAGATAAACTTGTAGAAGAAAATAAGGGAATAAGAAGAGGTCAATAAAAATGAAAAAATGTGTAAATTTTTTGTTGATTATATATCCCATTAATATAAGATACCAAAGTAATGAAATTAATAAGTTATGATCAAATTCAATCGGGAAGAGTTTCAAAGCTTATTAAAAAAACAAATGAAAACATAATAATAGGAAGGGGAAAGATGCTAACACAAGAAGAATGTAAAGATGCTCTAGACTGTATGAATTCGGGCCAATGGTTGCAATTAGAGGGCTCAGTGGGTCGAAGAGTAAAAGAATTCATTGATGCGGGTGTATTAGTGAAGGATGAAGAGAAGACCAAGAAAGACGGGCCTGTAAGATTTGTTGACGGTTATGGTAGACCGATCGAGCAATTCTGGGCCAAAATTGATTGGGATAAAGTTCAAGAAATAAATGAGGAGATATAGAAAATGATGGACATTGAAACAATTGTTGCGATGAATAAAGAACAAGGGAGGAAGGCTAAAAGAAATGGAAGAGGGCCGACACAGTTTGAGGAGGAGGATATTATTCAAGCTGAGGAGGGTATACTTACACCATTAAAAAAAATCACAAACTTAGGAAACTATATTCCAAAAGGTTGGAAGAGGTTCAACACAAATGAATTAAAAGATCAGTTGGGCCTACCATATGATTGGAAATTTTTAGACAACGGAGGTTTGTTTGTGGATAGTTCTGGGTTTGGTTCGGACAATGAACCGGCCCTATCAGTAAGACAATGCCTTGAAACAATTTCAAAACTTTTCAGAATACGAGACGATTTAGGTTTTGCAATTTGTAGTGAAGGACAATTTCAACTAACAATCGGAGTATATGAGGAGGATAAATAATGAAATATAAATATACATATGAGGAGTGGTCACAAGACACAAAGACATGGGAAATTGAAAGTAATAAACAATTAAGTGAACAAGATGTAATTGATATTGCCACAAGTACAGATATGGATGAAAAAAAACCATATCAAACGAAAGACTTTGTTTGTAAGTTTAAGGGTACGGAGTGGGGAGACGATAGCCAATTTGAAATAACGGGGGATACAAAATGAATGAAGGTTTAGAAAATATAAAACAAATAGAAGGTTTAGAAAAAAAAGTTCTAACATTGTGTGATCTACTTTCTCAAATGTGTTGTAATGCTGATGAAGATACACCGGCAGAATATAGAACAAAACATTTTAGAGACGCAATGAATGAGGCTTACGAATATCTAGAAGAGATTGGATATCTAAAGGGGGACAAATGAAAATAAAAGTTACTAGAGCAGATATACAACAAGGAGAGGCGGGTAATAGTTCGGAATGTGCGATTGCCTTAGCATTGCAAAGACACTTTAAAACAAATTGTGCTCATGTAGATGGTGCTTTTGATCGAGACGGGCCAATTTTAAAAGTGGATGATAAAGAGTTAAAAGTAAGTGAAAAAGATATTTACAATGTAGGTACTTTTATAGACTTATTTGATGATTACGTAATCAATGGGGATGATGTTTCAATTGATGAGAGTTGCATACCACAGCCGTTTGAGTTTGAAGTAATGGAGGGAAAATGAAAATAGATAAAAATTTAGTGGTTGATTTTAAAGATATATTGGCAGATGAAAACCCAGATGCCCCTACTTATAATAATATGGACTTTTATTTAAGTAATGAAAAAAGATTAAGATGGAAACTTAATGACTTAGATAATAAATTTTATAAGAACAATAAGTTTTATCAATGTTTTAATATCGACAATCTTGAAATCTTGAGACCTACTGAATGGGAGGAATTATCTAAAATGTCATTAAATGATATGGATAAAATTATTGATGAAAATGATTGGGATTGGTTAGGTGAAGATTTTGTTGATATGCAAGATTATTTAAGTTTTATTGAAACACATGATCAAAATATTTTTTTCACCACAAATATAGCTAAAGATGATGAATACATGGATATTTTTTTACATGATATCTCTATGTACAACGATAAAGAAAAAGAAATATATAAGAAAGGTCTAATTGAAGGGAGTACGAGAAAATGAAATCAATCATAATTATTTTTGTTGTAACTTTACCAATCGCAATTTTATTTTGGATTGTTGGTAGGTTAGACAAAATAGAAAAAGATAACTTTAGACAAGAACAATTAAACAAATCATTTAACAAAGCGAAGGAGGAATAATGAGCAAGAAGAAAACTTTTAAAGTTATAGCATGGGAAGAAAGTACATGGGAAAGAAATATTGAGGCAAAAGATAAAAAGGAGGCCGAAAAAATTGCATGGAATATGATTTACAATGATGGAGGATTTTCAGATTGGGATGTTGGTACTCACGGAAATTCAGAAATAATGGAAATTGAAGAGTTGTAAATTTATATTGTAATTAATTGGTCTTATGGTATCTTATGGGAGGAGGAAAAGTTATGTTAGAAGATAAACATTGTCAAATTATATTAAAGAATGAGGATGAGGATACAAATAAAATTCTCATGGACTTTGATTTAATTTTAAGAACAAATGATAAGCGAACGCAGTACGAATACTTTGATGTTTATGATTATAAAAACAATCAAATGGTTGCGTCTGGGATTGAGATAAAGAAATGACATTATCACAATTAATATTAAACATTTTGGGTTTTATTTTCTTAATTGTGTTTTTTACAATTGGTCTGGGAGTAATTGGTTTTGAAAAAATTACTAAATTTTTAAAAAAAGATGAGGAGAAGAAATGACAGATCAAACAAGGTGGGGAATAGATGAGGTTATGGCTAAAAACCGAGCCAAAAAATATGAGGATGAAACCAAAAAGAAATTCGAAAAGTGGTTAGAACAAAGCCCTGTCGAATACCAAGTGCAATTGCATCAAGATGAAGATGTACTTGTCACTTTTAAAATCAAACAAAGGAGGAAAAATGTACCTAATAATAAGTGAAAAGAAATGGAATGATGGAGATAGTACTTTTGCGATTGAAACAAAAACAGTTTACCGTGATATCGCAATGGATAAACTAAACGCATACAAAGTTATTGATGATAAGAAAAAATATCATTTGGTGGAGTTGCCTTTAGTATTAAGTAAACAAGTAGCATAATCAACAGGAGGGAAAAGTTATGTCAACAAGAAGTAATGTTGCGGTCGTAGACCCAATCACAAATCAAATAAATGTAATCTATGTCCATAGTGATGGATACCCAGACGGAGTGGGGAATTGTTTAACTAAATATTATTATAGTTACGACAAAGCCAAAGAGTTAATCGCTCACGGAAATGCGTCCTTCTTAGGTAGTACCATTGAAGAATGTAGTTTTTATGAAAGACAAGATGAAAAAAATTTAAGCTACAACAATGAATATTGGTATATGGACAGTATGAGAGCGGATCATATGATTGAATACATTTATCTGTTTAGAAACAATCAATGGTTTGTTTCATCAAGTAAAGCAATCAAAAAACCAAAAGATGCTTATGAAGGTTATATTGCATATTGGACTAAGTTTATTCCGGTAGAACAACATGAGGAATATACCGGCCCAGATAAACTGAAACACGGAGAAACTGAAATGATTTCTAAAATGCACGGAATGTTGCAGAAAGCATTTAAGTCAGACAAAGTTGTTTCGGCAATTGCAAAGAAACAAAATAAATTGAATTAAAAAAATTGGTCTAGTGGTGGAGACCCGTCATATTATCCTGTATGACTAGGAAAGTTCGGTCGCTTACTTTTTTCGTATTCATTGTTGTGGGTAGGCTCAACTGTAAACAAACTTTCCACCACCACTAAATTTTTTTAATTGAAACAATTACACTATTCGGAATGATTGTTGTATTTCCAATTTGTTCTATTTCATTTTTATCATTTGTAGAATAGTCGCCAAAAATTCTTGTTACCCCTTTTGTCTGTGAAAGTAAATGGCCCTTAGTCACACAAGTTGCAAGTTTTTGATCTTTTAAATTATCGATATCTTGCCAACCACTTTCAGAAACAATATCCAACCAAACGGCCTCAACCATAGGATACTTATCTTGCCAATTCTTTGCTTTTTTATTTATTGTTATTTTTCGTTTTAACATTAACCGTACCTATACTAGTATTTAAATGAGGATTATGTTTCTCATTAAAAACTTTTAACCATTCACTAAATGGTTTATTCTTCAAGTTCTTTAATGTCTGTTGTTTCGGCCTCGATCGTTTTTGCATTGTATCCGTCTATTTTGTTTGATAGTTCTTTTAATTTATTTTCGAGTTCATCTCTAGACATACCTTCAAGACCAGAAACTTTTACTTCTCTTTTATCAACATATAAACCGGCTAGTTGGCCCGAACGATATTCAGCCTGTACGGATACGTTAAACTGTTTATTTTCTTCAGCCTTCTTGGATAATTTATCAAGCCTTCTAAATCTTTTTAATTTATCTTTGGAAAATTTATTTACTTCTTTCTCATATTGCTGATCTAAGTATTTTGCAACATGGGGATTTAATCTTCTGTTCATTAATCTTGATGCAATTGCAGAATAATCACTTTCATTCTTACATTCATATTTTGCTTGTCTACAAGCATCCGCATAAGAAATTTCGCCCCAATTAGCCACAAGGATATCCACAAATAATCGTTGCTTTGGGGTTAGGTCTTTTTCCGATCTATCAATCTTTTTTACTTGGGCCATAATTTTATACTATATAGATTATTTCAACACTTTGTAATACCCCAAAAAATTTGCGAAGGGTATCTATTTATGCAATATTACTGATTAGGTGTCCCTAAGGGACACCATAGGGACACCACAGGGACACCATAAAAACGTACTTAAGTGACTGTTATTATTACATTAATTGCTTACAGGGACACGAGGGACACCTCTTTTACCCCATGAGCACTTTTTTCTTGTAAGGGGTCTGTATAATCTATATAGATAAATTTTTATAAACATTACGGCCAATAGGCACGAAAATCTGGTTCGGTGTCCGTTGGCCGTGTTTCTTTAACATTTTACCATTAATAAATTTCGGGGCTCGGGGAGGATAATTATACCATTTAAACGGCCATACAGCCACGTAGAGCAGTATCAAAGCTTAGGGAGGATAATCGGGGTCTCGGGAGGATATTTAAGTAATACTTGCTAACGGAACACGGATAATTTATAATTAACCTGTTTTCATAAACGACCCTTTAGTTCCCCCGACAAATTTTTTTGATTTTCTTACTTGTCGGGGGTCTATATTTTTGATAACGTTCAGATATGGCTTTAAGTCATTACTCTCTTAGAACAGTTATTCCACCTTGACTATTCTTTTTCTTTTTTAAGCCCCTCAATTTCTTTAATTTCCTTTAAAATTTGCCTTCGCTCTTGTTTAGTTTCTACCTCTCGATATTGCTTATATAAAAACCGGTACCGTAACCATTTAAGTTGTTTTTTGGTATAATGGATTGTTTTATTTCTAACGAGTTCATTAAATTTGTTACGAATTATTTCGGGATCAAAATTAGCAAACCAACAGACTGTATCAAAATCATCACTTATAGTTGAAAACCAATTAAAGCTATCTTGCTTTGCATATGCATCTTGTTTCATTTCCCCAATACTTAACGCATCTTCGAATGCTTGTAATATAATCGCTTGGAATAATCGCTCTTCCGGTAGCCGTTGTTCTCGGGTCAGTTCCCGTGCAATATTAGTGCCCAAAATCTCTAACAAGTTTAGTGAGTAATTCACGGTAATACCTCAATATTTTAGGGGATGAAACCACAGCTAAAGCGAAATTATAATCTTCTAAATGACTTTCGATAAATTCACACCGGTCAGGCCCGTCTAGTTCACGGCAGATTTGTAAATTTTCAACAGTTAATTTCTCAAGTTCATCCATAGTTTATGTGCGGAGGGGGAAAAGATATGGAATGAAACTCCGCACATAAATTTTAACCCGGAGGGCTAAAATACCTAAAAGCAACGTATCCAATACCTTTAACCTCTCAAAATTAAAGTTATTAAAATTTTTCGTGTTTAATGAAACGTAAAGTGTTTAACCCCACTTTTTCATATAGGTAAATTGGAATACGTAATTAATATTTAATGATTTTTAAAATGAATTGCAAGTGTTTTATTGGGCGGGGAAAGTCTCCCGTACCCGCCCAACGTGGCCACTATTTACCGTTCAAGAGCTTTCGGCCTTGAGACAATAAATTCTCCTTCGTTTTTTCGTAAGACGCGTTATTTTTCTTCGCGATCTTTTTAACCTCATCATCGGTAATTTTTGCAATCATCGATGCGGGTTTACGAAACCCATGACTACCCATTGCACGTAAAATGCAATAGGTGTCAATGTCGACAGCGCAAGATTTCCATTTGCTTATGTCCATGTGTGTTCCTTTCTATTCTTGGTCTTGATCTTCGTCTTTTTGGTAATCCCTATCAATAAAATATCTAACAAAATTTATTTTGTTATGAACATTCCCATTATAGATTTTATCAAATACTCTAACAAAATCTTCTGTGTTTGTACCTCGTAACAATAACGCAGATTTTGTTTTTAGAGCATTTTTAAAACGTTCCCACTTAAATTTAGGATGTTCTGATACCACCGCATATGCAGTAATAAAACCTCTAGTCAAATTAATGTTAAAATTATTTTTTATATACATTAATGAAGACCCCATATCATTACATCTTTGTAGGTGAGTAATTTTAAATTTACCAGATTTAAAATCGTCTCTTGTTTCTCTCCACATAGAGTATCCGCCCGCTAAAATAAACAAAGCACATTCTAATGGTAAAGAATATTGCTTGGTCATTGCTTTAACGATTTGATAATCTTTTTTTCCATTTTCAATGTGGAAATTTAAGTAAGCAGTCATCGGCCAATTTTTTCTATTGGCATTCATAACGGCAACATCGAATTCACTCTCGAACTTACCTCTTATGTATCGTATTGGTTTATTCAACTGTTTACGTGCCTCTAAAGTATGTTGACCATCAACTACTTCATCGTTCTCGTTAATGAAAATCGGGAGTTCTAGATCCTTCTTTTTCATTTCTCTAATCAACCTCTTGACGTGACTTTGGTCAATTGCTCGATTACCTTTTACGGTTTTAAACATACCGTAGTCTCTTGTAACGTGTATTACGTTCGCATCTTTTTTATTTGCTTTTTGCATTTTAGTGCTCCTCACTTGAGTTGGTTTTTGCATCAATTTCACTTTGGATCAGATCTTTAGCAGACCACTCATTGAGTGGGTATATTGCTTGATCATCTAGTACAAGTGGAACATCCGCAAGTTTTTTTGCTTGTTGATTAAAATGAAGATCAGACCATTCCATTGGCTGACCATCAGTTGTCATAGATCGAGTTTCAGAAAGTACTTTATCCATTTCTTCTACCCAATCGCTAAAAGCTTCAGATTTAGATTTAAACATTTAAACCCTCCAAAGCTTTAAGTTTGTCTTCATTCATGCTAACCTCTTTTTTTGTTTTTATTTTTTTCATTTGCAAAAACTATATAAACATTTAAATGGGATATGCAAGGAAAAAATGTTATAGGATAATATAGGATGAAATTTATTTTAGTATTACATTTATGCAGTATGTTAGCGGGCCAATGCTTTGAAAGTGTGCACGTAAATATGGAATTTAAAGATCATAGATCCTGTGCGCTCGCTGGATATGAAATATCTGGTAAATCTTTAGAACAATTGAACCCAGATCGGGTAAATCAAGAACAATTAGCTGTTAAATTTGAGTGCAGAAAGATACAAAATAAGCCAATTATACCACTCCCAAAGCCGGGAACACCTTCATAGTTGCAATTCCCTCTCATTTTGATATATAATCATATATGAAACTTTATCGCGTCCAAGCTAACTATAAAAATATATATGTTGATGAGACGCTTGAGGCCAAGAACGATAAAGACGCTCTTGAGACGTTTTCAAAGAAGGTTGACTCAGGAGATGTAACCGAGAAAGAAGGGGCCGGATTTCATAACCCGGATTTTCTTTTTCTAACCTTCGAGGAGGTTGACCGAGATGCAACTACAAAAGTTAATATCGGAAAAGCTTCAGTTGGAGTCCAAGTGGGCCAACCAAGCATTGGCACAGGGACGAGTAACGACTGATATGAAATGGATCGATATTAAAATTAAAGATCTTAAGGTAAAGATTGCTGAGCAATCTGTTGAAGATGCCAAAAAAGGTCTTTTTGATATAGCTAGTTAAAAAAATAACTAGCATTTTTTATTTTTTCAATTATTCTCTAGGCTATCCATGTCCCGAAAAAAAGTTAAAGGCGTTCAAATTTATTTAACCGTTAAACAAGTTCAAGCACTTGAAGATACTTTAACAACTAAAGCACACTTTCTTGGTGGGTTTAAAAAATTAAAAAAAACTGAATTAGATGTGTGGCATATCCTTTATGATATTTGTAAAGATCTAAAACTTTCTAATTATACGTTTGAAAAAAAAATTGATAAGTCATTACACTAATGGCAAAAACAATTGTTATAAATAATTATAAAAAATTTTGGGTTAGTGATACAGCACAGGGCCATTTAATAAAAATTTGTCATGGTAATAATGATCAAGTAATTGAATTAGATTTAAGATGGGAAAACCGAAAAAGAGATAATAGCGGAAGACCCATCAAATCTCAAAAAGCTGTTACATTGTCGCACCAAAAATAAAACACCCTAAAACTTCATCGCTCTAGAATTCAATAAAAATATTTTTTTGCAAAAAATCGAAAAAGTCAATTTGATATAATAGCGTTGTAAAAATTTTTATGAGAAATTTTTATTAGTGATTAAAAAGTCACTTAGCTATTAAACATTGTGAATATGGTCTGATCTAACAAAAGGAGTTGTTATGAAAACAGCGCAACAAGTAATAGATCAAATGGAAACATGGATTGCTAAAACAGACGTAATCATTAATACTAAAAAAAAGTATAATGAGTGCAATTCATATCTACCAAAAGATCTACCTTACATTACTAAACAAGAAGCTCAAAAAGCTTACAAACGATTAGTAAAGAAATTTGCTAGGAAAAAAGTTTGGAGTAATTTGAGAAACAAGTGGGTAACTAAAAAACAGTCTGGGTCAGGTTTCTATTTTAGAAAACCTAGAAGATGTTGGATATGTTTATCCGGTAACCCAAGTTCTTTAAGTAAAGGTTGGAGAAGATTGATCCATGATGTATCTCATATGGTTCATAATTTTCTAAGACCAAATTTAAGGGAACATTGTTATCAACAAGCTGAGTTGGAATTGAGCATGATTAAATTTGCTTATGACCAAAAGTGGTTTGAAGGTACATTAAAACCAAAAATAAAAGTTATTTCACTTGAGGAAAAGAAAGACTTGAAGATAAAGCATCTTGAGTCTTTAGTTAAAAAGTGGGAAACTAAAAACAAAACAACTTTAACTTACTTGAAAAAATATAAAGCTAAGTTAAAAAGATTAAAAAGATAAAATCATCGGGCCATATTCACTTACTAAAGGAGGAAAAATGACATTTGTATGGAAACACCCAAGTAAATATAAAAAAATTATAGAAGACCAGAAAGACGAAACTGATCCGGTGTTGGACAACAATGAGGACAAGGATTCTCCGAACGAATCTCAAGATCCTCAACCTCAAGAATAATTCTGGTATTGTTACACTCTTTACAGTCTTTATTCCTTAGCTTCTCCCCAGGATCGTCCGAGGGCAATATCAACGGTGAAAGGTACTTTGAGATGTTCAATTGCATTCTCCATTTTTTGTGTGATTAATTTTATATCATCTTCGTTATTTATTGAAAAGCATAACTCATCATGAATTTGTAATAACGGCATCATTCCCGCTTTATAACAATCAATCATGGCTTGTTTAGTTTGATCTGCGGCCGACCCTTGGATTAATCTATTTAAAGCCTTGTACGTGAAAGCTCTTCTTATATTATTTCCATAAATAGCTTTAGCCTCTTCATAGTTCATCGCTTTATTCATTCCGAAGGTAGTAGGCTCCCACATATCAAATCGGCATTTACGGCCCTTTACAGTCCGAATAAAGCCATATTTTGAGGCACTACTAGTAACCTCAGTAGCTAAAGACTTAACAAACGGCACTCTATTATTATATTGATTTAATAATTTTTCCGCTCGATCTTTATCTATTCCTAATTCTCTAGATAATTTTGCTTTACCCATACCGTAGAATAAACCTAAGTTGATTGTCTTAGCTTGGGTTCTTGGAATTCCGGCCATGTCTGCAACCAATTGATGAAAATCTGCTGACTCATCTTGGTAAGCTTGTATAAAATCATCTGCACCTGTGAATT